ACGGCGGAGCAGATCTATACGGCTTTCGAGATACTGGAGAAACAAAGTGAGCGACAACGTTGAGATTGCCTATGACAAGGCAGATCTTCGTCGCATTACATCAGCATTCAAGGCGATGGACGCAGAAGCTACTGATGCAGCTAAAAGAGAATCCTCAGCTCTTGCAGAGTTTGCTCAGGGCAAGATTCAGCAAAAGGCGACCAGTCGAGGCAAGGCCGCCGACAGAATTGCCAGTGGCTCCCGTGTATCTAAATCTTCCAAGATTGGCGAACTCTCTTTCGGCTTCGTAAGTCAAAAGTTTTCCGGCGGTGGGACGACAAAGGATCTCTGGGGCGGTACAGAGTTCGGATCTAATAAATTTAAGCAATTCCCAGTTTGGTCAGGCCAATCTACAAAAGGAGCTGGTTCAAAAGGTTGGTTTATTTATCCGACACTACGCGAAATCCAGCCAGACATCATTGACAAGTGGGAAAATGCTTTCGACCGAATCTTGAAGGAGTGGTAAATGGCCGGACAATCGCGCACACTCAAGCTCTCGATTCTTGCTGATGTAGATCAATTAAAAAAGTCGCTGGCTCAAGCTAACGGAGATGTTGATGACTCCTCGTCAAAGATGGGCGAGTTTAGTAAGAAAGCAGGACTAGCATTCGCAGCCGCCGGAGCTGCGGCTGGAGCCTATGCCGTTAAACTTGCAGTCGATGGCGTCAAAGCGGCGATTGAAGATGAAGCAGCGCAGGTCAAACTAGCCAACGCTCTCAAGTCTGCGACAGGTGCAACAGAGGCACAAATTGCAGCAACAGAAGCACAGATTCTTAAGATGTCTTTGGCTACCGGCGTTTCGGACGAAAAACTTCGTCCGGCGTTGCAGCGCATTGCTCTCTCGACTGGAGATTTGAGCAAGGCGCAAGATCTTTTATCCGTTGCTCTTGATGTCTCAACATCAACTGGCAAACCTCTTGAAGCCGTAGCCAATGCAATCGGCAAGGCTTACGATGGGAATACTGCTGCGCTTGGCAAACTAGGCATCGGATTATCTTCTGCAGAATTAAAAACAATGTCATTCACTGACGTTCAGTCAAAATTGACAGATTTATTCGGTGGCGCTGCTGCTGCTAATGCTGATACTTATGCCGGACGTATGGCTCGATTGCAAGTTACATTCGACGAGGCGAAAGAATCTATCGGATATAGATTACTTCCAATAATTCAGCAGCTAGTAGATTTTATTGTGAGTGAGGTTGTTCCAGCTCTTGGAAAGTTCGCCGATTTCTTTAAGCCAATCACAGACGCAATCAACAAGAACAAAGAAACATTTGCGACATTCATCGGCTTTATTCAACAGTATGTCGTTCCAGTCTTAGTCAATGTCTTAGGAGGAGCTTTTAAGGTTGTCGGTGAGATTGCTGGCGGTGTCATTAACGTATTTGGGGCAGTTATTTCAGGACTTAATTCAATGATTCAAGCCGCAGTCAATGGAATCAACATTCTTATTCGTGCCTACAATTCCATTCCATTCTTGCCTAATGTCTCAACTATTAGCGCTCCAACAATCAATTTGCCAACAATTACAAAGACATCGACAACTTCTACATCGACATCAAAGATTCCAACAATTACCTTGCCAGGATCTTCAGGATCTGGTTCAACCGGATCTATCGGTTCTTCCGGTTCTGGCATATCATCAGCTATATCTGGGGCAGATATGGTCAGAGGCGGAATCACGGATTCTCAAAATACGGCGCGACTAATTGCAGCTGGCGGGGCATTCACTGATTCACAGAATGCTCAACGAATCAACGTCACAGTCAATGGCGCAATCGATGCCGAAGGCACTGCTCGCACAATCGTGAACGTGCTTAATGATTCATTCTTTCGAGGCACTGGCGGAGCCGGCGCACTGCAAGGTATCTGATGACTCAGTGGGCTCCGGAGTGGAAAGTAACGATTCAAGGCGTCGAATACACTGACGTGGTTCTAGCTAACCTTTCAATTTCATCAGGGCGCTCTAATATCTACACGCAGGCGCAAGCTGGATTCTGCACAATCAATCTCATCAATCTCAATCTTGCTGCTATCACGGCCGAAATCAATGACGCCGTCTCGATTCAGGTCAAAAATACTGCTGGTACATTCGTGCCAATCTTTGGTGGATCTATTGTGGACGTCACCGTGACAGTGTCACAGACTGGGTCAGTGGCAATCACTCAGGAAGTCACCATCACTGCTCTAGGAGCCCTTGCAAGGCTTCAGAAGGCCTTAACTTTGGGCGTGTTGTCTAAGGATTTCGACGGCGACCAGATCTATACAATCCTTGAGGATTTACTGGTTAATAACTGGGGCGAGGTTCCAGCAGCTCTTACCTGGGCGACTTACACGCCAGCGACGCAGACTTGGGCTGATGCAGAAAATACTGGCTTGGGAGAAATAGATCGTCCAGGCAATTATGAGCTGGCAGCGCGTGGATCTAATCAGATTATTACGTGGAATCTTATTGCTGACCTTGCTACTTCCGGACTTGGATATATTTATGAAAATGCTCAAGGTCAGATTTCTTATGCCGACTCGACGCATCGTTCGACTTACTTAGCCACTAACGGCTATACAGATTTAGACGCTAATCAAGCTCTAGGCCGTGGAATTAAGATTCAGACTAAGGCCGGAGATATTCGCAACGATGTCTCCATCGTCTGGAAGTCTGGAACAGAGACGGCTACCGATGCAGCTTCAATTGCACTCTATGGAAAACTAGCGCAACAGATTACAACTTCGCTAGAGCACGCGGCCGACGCATCAGATCAAGCCGACTTTTATCTGACACTCAGAGCTCAGCCACAGGCATTTCTGGAATCCATCACTTTCGCACTCACCAATCCGGAAGTCGATGATGCAGATCGTGACGCTCTTATCAACGTGTTTATGGGTCAGCCGATTTCGCTTTCAAACTTGCCGGCCAATATGCAATCAGGAAACTTCTTGGGCTTCGTCGAAGGCTGGCGATTCCAAGCTTCTTTCAATGAGCTGTCAGTGACACTTCTTGTCTCGCCACTGCCATTCTCACTTCAGGCTATGGAATGGCAAGATGTAAGTGTCGCTGAAACTTTCAACACTCTTAGTCCTACACTTGACTACGCAGACGCGCTAGTCGTCAATTAAGGAGAAACGATGGCAAATCCAACTACCAATTTCGGCTGGGTCATGCCGACGAGCTCTTCGCTCGTTACGAATCTCCCAGCAGATTTCAACACTTTCGGCCAAGCCGTGGACACATCAATGTCAGAGCTACTTGGTGGCACAACTGGTCAAGTCTTATCTAAGACATCTAATACCAATATGGACTTTACGTGGGTCACTCCTACGGATCAGACGCCGCTAACAACTAAGGGCGATCTATTTACTTTTAGCACAGTCGATGCACGCTTAGGAGTTGGCACGAATGGTCAAGTCTTGCAAGCAGATTCAACTGCTGCAACTGGCTTAAAATGGGCAACACCAGCAGCTGGTGGCAAAGTCTTGCAGGTTGTAAATGCAACTTATGGTGTAGCAGTATCCAACAGCACAAGTACTTATGCAGACACAGGACTTACAGCAACAATCACGCCATCATCTGCATCAAGCAAAATCTTGGTTCTTTTCCAGCAAAATGGATTGAATAAAAGTGCTGCTAATGTTTCAAGTCGTGTCAATATACGACTTCTAAGAGGCGCGACAAGCATCTTATCGCTTGGAGATTACTTTCTTTACAATGGAACAGCAGTTGAAATCGTCGGAGAAACAGCATCTGCCTCATATCTTGATTCACCAGCTACAACATCAGCGACAACATACAAAACTCAATTTATGAATCCAGTTAATGTTGCATCTGTTGCAGTGCAAGCAGTCAGCGTACACACATCAACAATCACACTTCTCGAAATAGGTGCATAATGGCAACAGGTACAAATGTCTTAGAAATGCTACTTCCAGAAGGTGGCTGGATTCTTATTGGTGATGACTTTGACGGTATTACTTTTGTTGATGAGCGACCACGCTGCACTAAAGCACAATTCGAAGCGGGCTTCGCACAATGGGACGCTTGGAAAGCCGAGCAAGATGCAAAGGCAGAAGCAGACAAAGCAGCAGCACAGGCAAAACTTGCTGCGCTTGGTTTAACTGCTGACGACTTAAAGGCACTTGGGCTATAAGTGGAACACTCGACTAAGATTTATCCGGAAGGCACTGCTGCACGGATCATCGAAGTCGCACTAGCTGAAGTCGGCACGGTAGAGACTGGCGAGAATCTGACAAAGTACGGCAAGTTTACAAAGGCCGATGGATTGCCCTGGTGCGGATCCTTCTGCAACTGGGTCTTTCACACTGCCGGCGTCAAGATTCCATCAATGGTTTCAACGGCTGCCGGAGCTCATAAGATGAAAGAGCTTGGCCGATGGATTGAAGATAAGCCGCAGCTTGGAGATCTATGTTTTATGGATTTTCCACACGATGGCATTGATCGCATTAGTCACATCGGAATCGTCGTCAAGGTTGGCACAACAAGCGTTCTCTGCATTGAAGGCAACACGTCCGGAGAAGGCGACCAACGCAACGGCGGAATGGTCATGGTAAAGCGTCGCTATATTGGCAAAGAGATTGTTGGTTTCGCTAGGCCGAAGCTCGTAACCTATACAGGAGAATATCCAGTGGTCGAGCCACTTCCACAGGCAAAGCCGAAAAAGGAGAAGAAGAAATGACACAATTTAAGGCACTCGCGGCATCATGGGCTAGATCATCAGTGGCCGGAATGTTAGCCGTCTATATGACAGGCAATACGAATCCAAAAGATTTAGCGATGGGGCTTGTCGCTGGTCTTGTTCCAATGTTGGCACGCTGGGCTAATCCGAACGACATTTCTTTCGGTCGCCAGAAGTGAGCGTAGGCGAATGGACGGCGGTCGGTGGTCTTGTTCTTGCGGTGCTGACTGCCATCTATTCGTCAATGAGATTCATGGTGAAGTCGATCATGCGAGAGCTTTCACCGAATGGTGGCAACTCTCTCAAGGATCAAGTTTCTCGAATTGAGGCACGTTTAGATCAACTGATGCTGGAGATTGCTCTCAAGAAATAGACACGCCGACGTCAATCTTGAAATTGTCGGACATAGATGTCACTCTGTATCTGGGAGCATTCGACAAGGCTCCCACGGGAGCAAAAAATGACAACAAGTGAAATCGGACTATTTGTCCTTATGGCTATCGCCTGTATTCTTTGGGCGATTGTGAGCTATTCAGTAGGCTACAAAGAAGGCCACAGAGAAGGCTATCAACGCGGCAAAGCAGTCGGCCGTCACATCTCAGCTCAGGCGGTGCGCTAATGGGATTCCTGGACAACTACGAAGCTGCTCGCGCTCGCACTGATCGCTGGCTGGCAACATATCCAACTGGTCGCATTGAAACAGAAATCATGGAGTTCAGCGCCGAAAAGGGCTACGTTCTAGTCAAGGCAACTGGCTACCGAAATGCCGATGATTTATATCCAGCCGGCGTTGATTTCGCTTATGGCTATCAGGGCGCTTATGTGCAGAATATGAAACGCTGGTTCGTTGAAGATACAGTCACCAGCGCAATTCTTAGAGTTATGCAGCTCATTATGGGCGGTGCAGAGCGAACAGTGCGCGAGACTATGGAGCAGATCGAGAAGCTACCAGCAAAGGTTGCTAACATTGAGCCGGATTATTGGAACACTAAATTCGGAGACGTGCCATCGTTTAAGACACGTGAAGAGGCAGAAGAGGCCGGCATTCCAACGCTGGGAACGGCCATTGACACCATCAAAGAGACTTTAGGCGGCGTTCAGGTAGCTGCTGCTCCTCTGTGTTCTCATGGTCACATGATCTGGCGTGAAGGCACATCGGCCAAGACCGGAAAAGGCTGGGGCGGTTATATGTGCTCCGAAAAGGCTAAGGCGAAGCAGTGTCCGCCAGCCTGGTACATGCTCGGATCTGATGGACAGTGGAGGCCACAAGTATGACAAAGAATCGATTGATCCGAATTCTTGTGATTATCGAATGCGTGTTGATTGTGGCTCTTATTGTGGTGGCAACACGATGAGCCGCGTAACTGAAATGATTGATGTCGATTCAATGATTGGTCGAACTCTGATAGATGGCAAAATTGTCGCAGAATACAAAGTCGAAAACTGCGACAACTGCAAGCGCATTGAAATGCTAGATCGTGCCGGCTATCTCAAAGCCGTCGGAGGAGAGCCTGTATTGTGGTTCTGTATTCAATGCAGAAAATGACTATAAGCGCGGCTGATGAATGGGCGATTCATAAGCGAGCCGTTGATGTGGTGTTCTCATACAGTGGCCAACTCGGAACGACGATTCATTACAACTCAAAGCTGAATAATCACGAACAGGTAACGGAATACGCTGAAAGCCTGGGAGCTGAAATGATTGTGGCCAGATACTTCGGCCTTGACTATGACATCAACCTATCGAACGGCAAGCGAGGAGCTGATGTAGGTCAAGGGCTAGAAGTACGCTGGACGTCTTATGTCGGTGGCAATCTCATCGTCTATCCGAATGATCGTGAGACTGACATCGCAGTATTAGTAGTCGGCAAGTCGCCGGTTTATCACATAGCAGGCTGGCTTCCAGTAGCCTTTGCTAGACGCAAGCGGTTTAAGAATCCGCGTCAGGATTCCTGGTGGGTCGATCAGGCCAATCTGAATCCGATTGAAACATTGGTCAGGAGCGAATATGCCACTGCTGCGATTTGATTGCTCAATATGCAAGAAGCTTTATGGTGATGGGCGTAAAGAGCACCTAATCACAAAGGGAGCCGAATTAACGATGCACGAATGGTTCGCTCAATGCTCTGGTTGTGGGGCATTCTCGGTCAAGCTAGTCGATGATTCGTTGGTGGCTGGCCTTGAATAGTTATCCACATACTTATCCACAGGCAACTGTGGACGATGCAACACACCGATGTCAATCCTTGACAGAATGTCAGTGTGCGTCGCTATACTTGAAAGATAATATCTTGAAAATAAAGATAAATAAAAAGATAATAAAAATAAAGATAAAAAATAATAAAAACTTATTAGCTATTCCTATGTCAATTCTGATCCTCTT